GAGACGAATCGAAGACGGCACAGCGACTAAGATTACCGATCGTCAGATGGGCGCGAAAAAGTACGACGGCTGGGAGATTGACACGACGGTCTACCGCGTTGCAAATCCAGACGTAGCCGATCAAGTCAACACCGTTCTGAAAATCTCGCAGAAGCGCGCACTGGTTGCCGCAGTGCTGGTCGTGACGAATGCCAGCGACGCGTTCACGCAAGACCTGGAAGACTTGCACGACGGCCCGACGGTCGCGCAAGCAGAAGTGCAGCAGCAGCGCATGGCGCAAGAGAGCAGCAAGGCTGACCAGCGGCAAGCCGAGCCTGACGACGAAAAGCTAACTGCACTGTTGAAGAAAATAGCTGCTGACTCAAATGAAGCTGAGCCGACCGCAGGCGATCTCATGATGGCGATCAAGGAACTGATGGGCTCCGAGATGTCCGAACGCACCTGGACCAGCTTCGTGCGACAGCACGGCGAACCCGGCAAGGCGAAGGACAAAACTATTTACTGGATTCTGGCAGTTCGAGCGCTTTATTCAGCCTTGAAGGAAATGCAGGCACGTGCAGAAAAAACCAAAGCGTAAGCCTACGGCTCTGCGGCCGAACAGGGGCAAGCCGCAGCGGAAACGCGCGTCGGTGTTGCGAACGGGACCGGCGCGCGATCCGAAGTATCTCGCATGGATCAGGCTGTGGCCGTGCATCGCGTGTTGGCGCAGTGCGTTCATGCTGTGGGCGCGCGAAGGCAACAAGGGCATTTTCATAATGCGAAGGCTCCCGCAGATATACTCCGAGGCGATGCACACCGGGCCGCACGGGATATCTCAGAAGGCATCGGACCACACAGCGCTACCCGGATGCCGGGCGCATCATCACGAACTGGATCACCAGATCGGCAAAGCATTCTGGAAGAAGTACGGATTGAACCGTTTGAAAATCATCGCGGCGCTGCGTGCTCAGTACGCAGCCGAAAGGGGCAAATGACCAACGAAGAGTATTCGCGCGTGATGGACCTGGCGCGCCTTGAAAATGCTCGGTTCCTATTGCGGGAACTGGAAACTGTAGACGGTGATTCACTCGCGGCGCACCTGCGCGAGCCCATCGCAAAACTGAAGAGCGGTATCAAGCTGCGGAGCGAACGCGCCGACGCCGGAAAGCCACGCGGCGACGACAAACAGGGAGCGCTGATCACATGAGCGAGCATAGCTTAACATTCAGAGAGTTCCCCTCTCTGCTCGCGGATCTTGTTTCGCAGCGCGAAGTTTTGATTGAGTTGCGCGATGCCGCGTTGCTTCACGGGACCGCGCTTGAGTTCGCGCAGGCCAAGGATGTTGTGGACCAGTGCGAAACCGCGCTGCGTCTCTGTGTCACGGAACTGGTCAAGAAAGCCGATGGGGTCGCGGCGTTCATCCGATCCGAAGAGGGCGGCGCCGCAACCGCGAAGGCGGAAGCTGATCGGTGCTACGACCTGGCGAAAGCTCGCGAAGCCCGCGCCGATCGCGTCAAGGCAATTGCGCTTGAAGTTCTACAGCAGCTCGGCGTCAAGTTCGTCAAGGGCGACGTCAGCGAACTGCGGCGGTGGGGCAACGGCGGAGCGCAGCCGGTAGAAGTGAGGCAACCTGAGCTACTTCCGGCGAAGTACCAGCGCTACACACTGACGATAACGGGAATCGAAAAAGAAGAGTTGGAAATCACGTGCGCGTGGACTGATCGGCTTGTGAAGGAAAAAGCTAAGCCGATCGAACCGGACACTGAACTAATCCGCAAGGATCTGATGGTAGAGGGACCGTGCCCCAATTGCACAGCGTATGCCGAAGATCCGCAGCCGGGGCCGTGCGCACTATGCAAAGACACATGCCGCGTTTACGTTGGATCGGTACCAGGCGCGGTACTGCTTGACCGCGGAGAACATCTCAGAATCAAATGAACGATTTCGTTCGAGGCAAGAATGATTTTTGTGGATGCTGCGGGCGTCAGTGCTGCTCACCTAATGAGCCGTGGTGTCGCGACTGCGCAGCACACGTGCTGATCAGCGTGCATAACAAGCCGCTGTTGGATTGCACATGGTTTGCGCAGCACGGCACGCCATGCCCGTTTGAGCACAAAGCCACTGGACAATCGAAACCACTTCGGATAAAGTAGTCAGGCGTTTTCAACTTGGACGAAAGGATATCCCATTGACTAAGACCGTTACGTTTACCAGTGCTGTGCTGAAATCGTTCAGCCGCGGCGATTCTTCAGGCTCGGCGAAGTTCAGCGCGAGCTACACCAACGCCATCAAAGAAGCGATGGAGTGGGGCGAAGTAGTTGACTATCAGAAAAGCAGCAAGCTCGAAGGCGAACTGACCGGCCGCAAGATGACGATCAAACCCAGCGACGGCCCGCTGGAAAAGTTCACCATCGAAATCGACATCACGACTGTGTACGGCTTCGAGTTGGTGAAGTACGAAGTCGAAGGCAAGCGCGGCAAGGGTCACCGGTGGGAGTTGCATTTCACGGTCGACTTCAACGATCCGACCGGATGCCGGTATCTGGAAGAGTTCAAGATTCACTGCGGCAAGGGTAAATCGTCGGTGACGATCAGCCACGAGCCCCAGCCGAAGCAGGGGACGCTCACAGAGACGCCGGAAGACGACAAGCAAGGCAAGCTGCCGGCGAACTGATAGACTGCTTGAATCGCCGGACACCTGGCGAGAGATGAACCATAGGGCCGGGCGCCCCAACGCTCGGCCCGCATCCTTGGGGGGATGACGTGCAAACTTCCTTTGGGTCACCAATCATTCGCGGCCTGACTCTCTGGCAACCGTGGGCTACGCTGGTAGCGATCGAAGCGAAGCGGTTCGAAACTCGCTCATGGCGTCCACCTTCCGGCGTTACCAGGATCGCGCTACACGCTGCGAAGCGACCTGTTCATGAAGTCCAGAAAGTCAAACGCTTTCGAGACGCCTTGCAGAATCACATCATACCGACCGGCTGCATTCTCGGCGTGTTCGACATCGTTGAAGTGCTCGCGACGACTGGGAAAGCCCCACGACTCGCAGAGCATTTCTTCGGGGACTACTCGCCCGGGCGTTTCGCCTGGAAGCTGAAGCCGGTACTGCTCTGCGTTCCACCGATCTACTGTTCAGGTGGTCAACGTGTCTGGACGCTGCCGGATTCCATCCATAACATGCTTCAACAGGCTGTTGAAAAGGCAGTGCAAAAAGGAAGTAAACCACGTGCATAATCTGTTGAAAATTCGCCTGCTCTGTGAGTATTTTCTAGGACGCCGAAGTTTTCAACCGTCATGCACAGCGAAATCAACAGGATTTCATTTCAGCAAGTCTTGTAGTTTCCAGGAGCTATGCCGGTTTTCAACATTTCAACAGTGCTTTATAATCTTCTATTCTTACAGGATTGATTTCAGAGTATGAATAACTCAAAGAACCGTGTCGAGAGTTTCGCCGGCCGCGTGATGCTGGTTATCGTTGCTTTCTTGGGCGGAGTCGCGTACTCGGTCGACGCGTACCGATATCCGGTGCTGGCGATGCTGGCTGCGGGTGCGCTCTTAGGTTTGGCGCTGAGCTGGCAGAAACGCGGCACGATTGCACGCCGGGCGGCGGGGAGCCTGTTAGGATACGCCGATGGCGTCGACGCGCGCAGCCGCGCTGTAGCGCGATGGCACCGGACAATCAGCGGGTCGATCGAGGAAGAATTGCGTGAAGCAGTTCGGGAGCGTGCGTAATGGGTAAAGATACAGCGATTTCCTGGGCGCACCACACGTTCAATCCGTGGTGGGGCTGCACGAAGATCGAAGGTTCCCCGGCTTGCGATACCTGTTATGCAGAAACCTTCGCGAATCGCGTCGGCTACGGGCCGAACCCGACCGACGTGAACAAGTTCCCGATATGGGGAGCAGACACCGGGCGGCGCACATTTGGCGCGAAGCACTGGAATGAACCGCTGAAGTGGAGCCGTGACGCCGAACTGTCCGGCATCATGGCGCGAGCGTTCTGCATGTCGATGGGTGACTGGGCCGAAGGGCGACCGGATCAAAAGCCACATCTTGAACGGCTCGGCTACACGATCAACGCAACACTTGCGCTCTATTGGCTGATGCTCACGAAGCGGCCCCAGTTGATCAACAAACTGATGCCGGTGAAGAATCACCCGCGAGTCTGGCAAGGCATCACAGCGGAGCGTCAGGACTGGCTTGAACTTCGCTGGCGGCATCTGCGCGAAGTTCAAGCCGCAGTGTACTGGCTATCGATCGAGCCGATGTTCGGCGCGCTCACACTGCCGGAAGACTTTCTCGCGCTCGGTAGCAGAGCCTGGGTAATCGTGGGCGGCGAAAGCGGGAGCCGTGCAACGCCGATAGATGTCGCCGCGGCGATCCGGCTGAAGGATCAATGCAGAGAAGCCGGCGTAGCGTTTCACTTCAAGCAGATGTCGGGTCGCACTAAAGCGCAGCTTGAAGATATCCCGCCACAGCTCCGAGTGCGTCAGTACCCGCTGGGAATCACAGAAGGGAAAATCTAATGGCTGAGCCCCAGGAGCCGAAACAAATTAATCACATCATCGGATGCGCGCGAAAGCAGCGCACGGCGGTGCTCGTAGTGGACTATCTGAAAAAGAGATTCCCGGACCATTGCGACTTCCTGGAATACCAGGACGGTCACAGCCTTGCGGAGGATCTTCACGAGTGGCAGATCATTCGGATCAGCGACTCGATTGCCTCAATTCAAGACGAAAGCCTGCTGATCGAAGTATGCCGTGCGCTTGTCGCTGGATGTGGAGATTACGACGTATGGGCATGACTCCCCAGGAGAACGCGCGGTACACCCTCGATAATTTCAAGCTGCAGAGAGACGGCGCAACTCTAGCTCACTTCAACGCGTGGTGTTCGGAGGCATTGCGTAACGAAGTTTGTGACGTGCTGAATAAATCCAGGAGGCAGGCCGGAGGTTACACGGCCCAAGGTGAGCAACTTTTCTGCGATGGCAAGTATGTCCAGAGCATTACCGACGCCGAAGAATTGGCAGCGGCACTCAACGAAACCGCGCGGCTCCAGGCCCGCGTGGACGCATTTGTGCAAGCGCTGGGCTGCCATCTGTGCCCCGATGATGCGCTCGCTACCATCGACCTGAAGAATGCAGCACTGGAAGCATATGAGGCCCGCGTGGAGCAACTGGAGCGCGGAATTTGCGAAACGCACAAAGAGCGATTACCCGGCACGGTCGGCTGCATGGTCTGCGAATGGCTCGCATCGTGTAGCGGGGAAAACTTGGTGCGATTGGAGCGCGATCGGGATACATTGACGCAGGAACGCGACAACCTGACCACTTATCGTGAAGGCTTTCGCACGGAGAAAACGTGGCGAGAATCCGCCCAGCGCGAAGCGGAGGCGCTCCGAACAGCACTCCGCAACCTTCTCGCATTCGTGCGGAATATCTTCGGACCAAAGTACGACAAGGAGCCTCAACTGGTTGATGCGGACACCGTTCTATCCGGGGAACGACCAGAGAAAGCCGACGCGCAGACCAGTGGTCGTGTCGTAGAAGAAAAAGGCGTTACTAAAAGCGTACTTTGCCCTGAGTGTGGGGGCCGTCCATTCAGAGTCAAGAAGTACACCGATGATGTTAGGGTATGCCCCACCTGCAAAGGAACTGGCGTGGAGAGGAAAGCATGAGCGCAACCGAAAAAGTGATGAAGTGGTGCGAGGATCAGCAGATTCCGCCGGATCGCCGCCGCGCCCCGCTCCGCAAGGTCATTCGCGAACTTCAGAACGCGGCTGGCTCTTGGATGGAAGTGCTCGAATGCGGCCACCAACAGCACAAACGGTCTGACTACATCGGCCACACAAACGCAATCCGCCGTCGATGCCTGAAGTGCGCGAAAGAAACCGGCGTCGTCAACGAAGGGAAGTAATGAACAAGCCAATCACCAAGGCCGAACTGGACGCGCTGGACCTGGAGTTGCAAAACGCAACCGCAAGATGTTCGATGTGTCCTCGCCTGATCGCCGACCATCGGCAGCTGGTGGAGTTGCTGCGGATCCACCACGGCACGTACCCCTGCGTCTGCTTACCGGGTGGAACGCGTTGCAAAGTTGGAGAGTACCTTCGCCAGTGGGAAGGAAAATAATGCCACGGCAGCACAGACCGACTTCGCGAAACGTCGCACGCGGTTCCGACGAAGAGACTGCAATCCTGCTGATGCTGATCAAGCGCAGTCAAGCCGGCGAGTTCGGCTTCGATGACTTCAAGCGGCATCTTTCAGTGAACCGGCACGGCGCACAATGGGAGATCGGAGATATCCGAAACGGTGGGAAGCTCTACTTGCTGACCGACCGGCAAGCCGCGGCGGTCGCTATCGGAATGTACCGAATCGATCAGGTACCCAGTTCATCGGTGCTCGCGCAGGAATACGTCCGCTGGCCGGCAATCGGCGAGCAGATCAAGCCGTGCGCCACAAGGCCGACAAAGAAACTCTCGATTGTTCGGAAAAGCGCGTAAGTCCTAGGACTGTAGGGCTATGGACAAATCGACAGAACGAAGGCAAGATGTTTCACATGACACACCAAACACTTTCAACGAACCAGGTAGCCAGCATTGCGGGCGTTTCACTCAGGCAGCTTCAATGGTGGGACGAAAAGCGCGTCGTGCAACCGCATCATCACGGCCACAGACGGATCTACTCGAACCAGGAAGCTGTCGACATCGCAGTCATCGCCGAGCTGCGAAAGCGCGGGCTGAGCCTGCAGGCCATCCGGCGCCCACTGCGGCAGATGCAGCGCCAGTGCTGGAAGCACATGGATTTCGACAGGCTCATGAACTTTAGCGACGAACTGTGGCTCGTCGTAGACCCGACACCTGGCAGCACGCAGCGGGCGGCGTGCGTCGTCACGAACGGCGAAGCGATGCTTGAAGTGTTCCGAAAGTGTGATCACGCTATGCACGTCATTGACTTAGCGGATATCCTGCGAAGAGTTCAGCAACCGCAACGGCGCGAGCCGACGCACACGATCAACCGGTACCAGTGAAGCAGCCGAGCCTTTTCGATGAGCCAACGCCCGACGTATGCCGGGCGTTTCACGGCGGGGACGAATGCAGCGAGGAAGCGAACGAATCGATTCATCCTGATAAGTCACGGCTACGCAACCAGATCCTGCAATGGTTGAAGGATCGCGGCGCGACCGGGGGCACGTCCGACGAAATCGAAGTAGCGCTCGAAATGCGCCATCAGACTGTAAGCGCTCGATTGCGAGAGTTGGTGCAGATGAAACTGGCAATTAAGACGGCAGAACGCCGGCAAACGCGCAGCGGTCGCAACGCCTGGGTGATCATCTCGGACTGAAACTGCGACAAAACGTACCCCACCAATTTAGATATCTGGTAAGCTGTAAGCCGCTACAGCCTCAACCAGATGCCGCGCAAAACTTCAACCCCAAACCCTCCGATTCTGTCCGAACAAGAAAAAACGAACGTCTTCGCAATCGAATGGTGGCCCATCGACCGACCGAAGCCTTACGCTAAGAACGCACGGAAGATATCCGACCGGGCGGTTTCGAAAGTCGCAGCCAGCTTAAAAGAGTTCGGATGGCGGCAACCGATTGTCTGCGAGCCGGATGACACGATTCTGGTAGGGCACACCCGGTTACTCGCGGCACAGTCCCTCGACCTGGCACTTGTTCCGGTGCACGTTGCGCACGGCTTGACCGCGGCGCAGCGCAAAGCCTACCGGCTGATGGATAACCGGTCGCATGAAGAAGCGACCTGGGACCTAGGTATTCTCGCCGGCGAGTTCACAGAGCTGCAGGGGCTGAATCTCGATCTGAGCCTAACGGGGTTCGAGTCGATGCAGATCGACGGGCTGTTGAACGGCATCAAGCCCGAATGGAAGGGGATGCCGGATTTCAAGCAAGACGACCTGATGCCGTGGCAGACCGTCAAGGTGCACTTTGAAAAGAAAGCCGACCGCATCGCGTTCGGAAAGCTCATCGGCCAGACAATCACCGATTCAACGAAATTCGTATGGCACCCCAAGGCGAAAGAAGCCAAGGTAGCCGACAAAGCCTATTCGACGCCGAAGCCGACCGACCCGAGATATCCGGTCTACATCATCTCGAAAGGCCGGTGGCAAACCAGACTCACCAGCAAAGCTCTGGAAGCCATGCACGTGCCCTATCGGATCGTGATCGAGCCGCAAGAGCGCGAAGAGTACGCCGCCGTACTCGATCCGGCTAAGATCCTGGTGCTTCCGTTCAGCAACCTGGGGCAAGGCTCGATACCGGCGCGTAATTGGGTTTGGGAGCACTCGGTAAGCGAAGGGCACGCTCGCCACTGGATTCTGGACGACAATATCAGCCAGTTCCTGCGGCTCCACAATAACCTGCGAATCCAGATGAAAACCGGCGCTGCTTTTCTCGCTGCGGAAGACTTCGCCGAGCGCTATACGAACGTCGCGCTGGCTGGCTTCAACTATCGATTCCTGGCGAAGCGCAAACAGAAGCTGCCGCCGTTTGTCGCTAACACGCGGATCTATTCGTGCATCCTGATCAAAAACGACATTCCTTACCGCTGGCGCGGGCGCTACAACGAAGACACCGACCTGTCACTGAGAGCGCTGAAAGATGGCTGGTGTACGGTGCAGTTCAACGCGTTCCTGTCCTGGAAAATGGAAACCATGAAAATGAAAGGCGGGAATACCGATGAGTTGTACAAAGGCGACGGCCGCACGAAGATGGCCGAGTCACTTCGCGACCAGCACCCCGACGTTGTGACGATCACTCGGAAGTGGGGACGCTGGCAGCACCAAGTTGATTACCGACCGTTCAAGGCGAACAAGTTCATTCCGAAGCCCGGCCTGGAAGTCTCAGAAGATCCGAACAACTACGGCATGGAGCTGATCAAGCATGTCAAATAAAAAAGGCAAAGCCGGGCGCCCAAAAGCGCAGATCGATTGGAACCTGGTTGAAGAGCTGGCCGCGATTCAATGCACGCAGACCGAAATCGCGCAGGTGTTGGGGATATCCGAACGCACGATCCACCGGCACGCTTCGGCGAACAGCAAGCTACAGCGGTGTCTGATGCGGGGCCGAGAAAAAGGAAAGGCCAGCATCCGGCGCGAGCAATTCAAGATGCTCACGAAGGGCAACGCGACGATGGCAATCTGGCTCGGCAAGCAATACTTGGGGCAGCGTGATAAAACAGAACTGACCGGCGCAGACGGAAAGGATCTCCTACCGATCGCAGTCGTTGACGCCATCCTGGACGGGGATTGATCGCAGCAGCACCAGTATCGAAACGCAAGGCTCGCTTTGTTGACCCGGTAGAGTTTCAGCACCGCATCCTACGGCGGAAGCTCTGGAGTGAACAGCAGCGCTTGTGTCACGCGGTCGCCGGCCGCAAGCCTGTCGCTGTGAAGGGCTGTCACGCTTCCGGAAAAACCTTCGATCTGGCGGGCCTGGCTTTGTGGCACATGACGCGCCACAAGCGCGCGAAAGTCGTCACGATCGCGCCCACACTTCGACAAGTCAAGCTGATGTGGGAAGAGATCACGCTTGCAGCTCGCGCCAGCAAGATCAGATATCCGGTCGGAACGACGACAAGCCTGCGAATCTCGGAAGATCGCTACGGAATCGGGTTCAGCGCGTCGCACGGAATCAACGCGCAGGGCTTCCACGGTGAAAACGTCCTGATCATCGCAGACGAAGCTCCCGGTATCAGCGAAGCCGTTTGGGACGCTATCGAAGGCGTGCGAGCGGGCGGCGACGTGCAGCTTGTCATGGCCGGCAACCCCACAATCCCATCAGGCGGATACTACGACGCCTTCACCAGGCACCGCGCCGACTGGGTGCTGCACTCTATCAGCGCTTTCGATACGCCGAACCTTGCCGGCGTGACCATCGACCAACTGATGTCGGCAGACGAAGACTTTATCGACACGATTCTGGTCAAGGGCCTGGTCACGCGTCGGTGGGTTCGGGACCGATACAAGCAGTGGGGCCCGCAGCATCCAAAGTACAAAAGCCGTGTGCTCGCTGAGTTTCCGGAGCAAGCCGAAAACGCGGTGTTTCATCTGTCCTGGATTGAAGCTGCAAAACGCGAGCCGAGCGAAGAAGAGCTGCGGCGCGCAAAAGGTCAACGCCTTCAGATCGGCGTCGACGTCGCCGGGCCGGGCGACGATGAAACGGCGGTAACCGTGCGCGTTGACGGAATCATCCTGGAGCGCGCAGCCTTCCCCGATTCGGATCCGCGCGGCCAAGTCGTTAAGGTCATCGCGAAGTGGCACCATCACTCGGACTATGCCGGGGCCGACTGTTTGGTTGATACCGCGGGCATCGGCTACAACTTCGCGCTGCACCTGGCGGATCAATCCTTCAACGTCTTCGGGTTCAACGCCGGCCACGCGCCGATTGATCGCGAGCAGTTCGACTCAGCGAAGGCCGAAGCGTATTTCACGACGCGCGACTGGTACCGCGGCGGCTTCGTTCGCACGATGCCGGAAGCGGTGGACGAAGAGACTGAAGCCCAACTCTGCACGATCCTCTATGACATAAACTCCCGCGGCCGGACGTATATCGAAAGCAAAGAAGACGCCCGAAAGCGCGGCGTCAAATCACCTGACCGGGCGGAAGCTGACGTGCTCGCGTTCACGCGCATCATTCCGCGGCACATCATGCTTGATGAACCTGAGCGGCCACAGTACGAAATCAGCCGGTACTAGGACCGTCTGGTACTTGCTACGTAAAGGATATCTGTGTATGATGCCAGTGCGTTTGTTTTCTTCCGATGCGAACGCAGCCGAGCTGTTCAGAGAATGCGAGTCCTCCGACGGCTCGGCCTCAGCGATCGGAGAGACATTGGAGGCGCGTGCGAATCTTCATCGGAAATCTTTCCTACAAAGCCACAACTCAGGAAGTCTTGGACGTATTCAACGAATCCGAGTTCGAGCTGACCGACCTGCATATCATGACCGACCGGCAGACCGGACAGCCGCGGGGCTTCGCGTTCGCGGAATGCGACGATCATCGGGTGTGCGAGCACATGAACAACACGGATATCCTTGGTCGCAGGATCATAGTCAATGAAGCGCGGCCGAAAGAAGAGCGACCGAAGCGCGAGTGGAAGGGCGAGCCGCGAGAAAACTGGCATGGATAGCCCCCTGGTCGTTGCAGTGTGCCTTACGGCGGATAGATGGCGTCACACGTCGCGAGCCGTGAAGTGTTTCGAAGCGCAGACCTACCCAAATAAGCAGATGCTGCTGGTTGATAACGGCACGCAGCGTTACCCGATTTCACGCGAGCACCCGCTAGTTTCGGCGGCGTACACCGAACGCGCCAGCATCGGAGCCTTGCGCAACACCGGAAACAACATGGCGAGCCACGCTGACATCATCGCGGTCTGGGATTCGGACGACTGGCGCGACCCGCTGAGCCTGGCTGAACTTGTGGCCGAGCTGCAACGCTCGGGCGCCGAAGTCGTTGGGTACAGCGATTCTCTTTTCTTCGATTCGCAGAATCGGCGCGCTTACCTCTGGCGGTCGAACCTCAGAGACAACGTGCCGAAGGACCACCCGGTAACAGCTCCTGGAATACTGGGCGGTTCGATGGTTTACTGGCGCAGCTCTTGGATGGGTAACGAGTATCCGGAGTCCGGAGATATCCCTGGCGAGATGTACGCCGAGGAAAGCGCGTTCGCGAAGCGTTTGAATGTCGCAGCGATTACATCGGCACCGGACCCACGACCCAGGATGATTGTCGACCGGCACGCCGGCAACAGTTCAAGGATCGATCTGGAATATCAGTGCGAGCACGCACCGACTGCTTGGAAAAGAGCACCGGAGTGGGATTATTTCTGCGGGCAATCTCTGGAGGTAGCGTGAAGGCGTTCTTTCCGTGGTGGGTTTACGCGCTGTTGGCAGCGCTGAGCGCGGTCGCGAGCGCACTATGGATTGAATCGAACGGCTGGCGACTGATCGTCAATCTATTGGGGAAGGTGTGGGCAATGAGTGCTGGAATCGGCCTGCATAAAGACAACCTGCGGCGCAAGCTGGAGATCGCCCAGCGATGCGCGGATGCGCTGAAGAAAGAAGGTATCGAACTGTGACCGAGTGGCTGTTTCGTTGCGGTGTTAGGCTAGCGTGGTGGTTCATCCCGTCAGATTGGGCCTTCTTCGCCGCCGACTCTTTTGAGCGCAGCATCTACGAAGCGGTTCGGAGAGCCGACTACGATCTTGACCGGCTGCTGGAAAAGCGGCACTGGAACCGCATCCGTGGACTCGGGCAGAAAGGCACCAGACCATGAGTGTGTGGGTGTGCGTTCCTTCAAAGCGTCCACCGGCTGAAGTAGAGAAGTGGGCGCAGGCGTGGACGCGGCAGGGTTATCACATCGCGGTCTGGATCGACGTGCAAACTCGCGACGAGCACCAGCGCTATTCGGATTGGCTCTGGAACATCGTGAGCAAGGAAGGTGCGCAGCCGCACAACACGCTTGTCATCAGTGACCAAGGATATCCCGGATACGCGAAAGCGACTAATGCGCTGATCCGTGACCGTCTTGAGGTTCCGAATGCGCGCTGGTTCGTGATCGGCGGGGACGATGTTTTCCCGGACACCACCAAGCGAGCCGATGAAATCGCGCAGGAGTGCGAGCAGTATTTCGTCGGCTTGCATGCCGGGCGCGACCTAGTGCAGCACGGAAAGTATCGTGCTCGCGATGAAGCGGAACGGCTCGGAACCTTCGGCGTGATGCAGCCGACCGGAGATCGCTGGGGAGACTCCGAACAATCACGCGATCAGTACGGCGAGAATCGCGGAGCCTACATCGACCGCATCGCAGGTTCAGCTTGGATCGGTCGCGAGTTCGCACTTCGCATAAACGGCGGAAACGGCCCCCTGTGGCCGGAATACTTCCACATGTTCCCGGACGAAGAGCTGCAATGCGTTGCGGAAAAGCTCGGCGTATTCTGGCAGCGACCGGACCTGACGCAGATTCATCAACACTGGGCGCGCGGCGACAATCGAACGCGAGCCGAGCACATGCCGGCGTTTCTCACGGAAGCAAATTCCCCGGAACACTGGGACACATACAAACGGCTGTTCGAGAGCCGGAAAGCTGCCGGGTTCCCCGGTCATGAGGTGCGCGTGTGAAGGCCGCGATTCAGTGCAAGTATTCCTGTGACCTGTGCGGCATCAAGCGTCAGATCGTGACGGTCGCAGCGCGTCAGGAAGAAGACGTAACGACGTGGATGGACAAGCTCTGCATCCCTGCGCTGGTTGAAGATCACCGGCAGCGTTCGCCAAACTGCCAACCCAAGAGCTTCACGGAAGTCATGATACCTATCACTGACGACACCGAAAAGATCGGCGCTCTTCCACCGAAGAAACGCGAGAATTGAGCATGAGATACCAGAGCAACCTGAGAGCCCCCGACTTGCGGCCACAGTTCGCAGCTACGACAGAATGGCGAGTGCGCGATTGGTCAATGGGTCACGATATCCCATCCGATAAAGAGTTCGAGCCGGAATGCGGGTTCCTTTCCGATGACGAAGCAGCAATCCTGCACAACATCGTGCAGGCTGTCGGCGGGCGATGGCTCGACATCGGCGCGCGGTTCGGCTGGTCCACAGCGCATATCGCGCTCGCGAGTCTGTCGGTTCACGCCGTCGATCACGCGCTCAGGCTCGCGGCGTTCGCGCATCGATTCGAGACGAACATGGAACGGTTTTGGCAGCACCTGGACGAATATCACGGCCACAAGGCGCTGAAGTTTTTCGCCTATGAACAAGGCAAGTTCGCCGGCGTGATGATAGACGGCGATCACGATAGGCCGCAACCGCTGAACGACGCGTGCTGTTCACTCGCGCACCTCGAACCTCGCGGCGCAATCGTCTTCCATGACTTTTGGGGGCGACCGATTCAGGAAGGCGTGGAATACCTGATCCAGCAAGGCTTGAAGTGCAGAGTCTACAACACACCTGCAGGAATGGCCGTGTGCTGGCGCGGTGAGTTCACACCACCGGACCATGTGCCAGATCCTGATGTGAACTGGTCGGAGATCCGCAAAGGTCGGGCGCCGCTGTTCGACTTTGGGAGGACAATTTGAAAGTCGCAATCTGCTGTGTTGCGCTGGGTCACTGGTACCCGCGAGGCGTCTCGCGGATGATCGCAGCGTTTCATGAGACGATGCCGGAACTGCTGGACCGGGACTACCGAATCACGGCATGGGTGAACACGCTTCCCCCTGGAGCTGTGACCGTGATCGGTGCTGACGGGTTCGACTACACGGCTTACTGCGCGAAGCCGTTCGCAATGGCAGCAGCGGCGAAGACTGCCGATATCGTGATCCTGCTGGACGCTGCGTTCTACCCTATTCGAGATATCCAGCCGCTCGTGGATCACATCGCAACGCGCGGTTACTACTTCTGCGACAACGGGGCGCGCGTCGGCAACTGGGCAAGCGATGCCTGCTTGCTGGAAATGCTGCTGCTGCGTGATGACGCCATGAAAATCACGGAGATTTCGAGCTATTGCGTGGGTCTGGATATGCGTGTGCCGACGTGCCGCACGCTGTTGGAAGAGTGGATGTTCGCGGCGAAGAGTCCGCACATCTTTCCGGGGAGTCATACGAACACAAGCCCAACGACGCCGGGCGTTCGCAATGCCGGCTGGATATCAGCGGACGAACGCTGCAAGGGACACCGGCACGACCAGACCGCGCTCAGCATCATCGCGCACCGGCTGAAAATGGACCAGCTCTGCGGTCGCCCGTTGTTCACGACCTACGAAGGCTCTGAAGATCACACTACAGTTTTAGTGAATAGAGGATTATGACCGAGTGCGGAAGAGAGTTCACTCGGATCTATGAAACGCGAGCCTGGGGCTACGGATCGGGCGGAGGATCTGATGCGCACGCGATGACGAAGTATATCGACCTGGTTGAGACGGCGATCGTGCAACTAAAACCGCGCGTCGTTCTGGACATCGGCTGCGGTGACGGAAGAATCGCCGCGGCGGTTCGGTGGGGTGACGCGCGCTACATCGGCGTCGATTGCGTAGCGTCAGTCGTGGAAGATCGCAAGGCGCAGCGCGTTGACGCGCGGCTGCTGGACGTGACGACTGACGAACTGCCCACTGCTGACCTGGTTCTGATCAAGGAAGTCACGCAGCACTTATCGAACGAGATGATTCACGCAGTGATCAAAAAACTGTGGGCCTTCCCCGCGGTGCTGCATACTTCGGCTGTGGCCGGCAAAGTGAACCAGGATATCCCGACCGGACACACGCGCACGGTCAACCTTGCGCTGCATCCGTTTGAGCTGGACGCAGAAACGCTGTGCGCATTCTCGGCAGGAACGACGAAATACTTTACTCAACTGTGGAGGCCATCATGCTAGTTCGCCATATCGCAGGGATTCCTACAGCAACAGAACAGCGGTGCGTGCGGTGCTGTGAAGTTGTGGCCAAGAAGCCCAATAGCTGCTGGTGGCCCGGCGCAACAGCATACAGCGGACTTGGAAGCAGGCCCATGGACGTAGAAGATTGCAAGCCCGTTGACTTGAACGAAACGCGATTGCTCGGCGTCGACCGCGTTCCGGTGGAGCTGCTGTGAAGCTGATCGGCCTGCTTCCGTGTCGAAATGAAGACTGGGTTATCGGTCTGTCCGCGCGCGCGGCGCTGATGTGGGTCGATGAGTTGATCATCCTGGACCACGCGTCGACCGACCGCACTCCGGATATCCTGCGGGAATTGTTCTACGAATACCGTGGCCGCGTCTTCACCGTGGCGCAGTCAGATCCGACCTGGCGCGAGATGGCGCACCGGCAGTATCTGCTCGACATCGCGCGGCAGCAGAACGCAACGCACATCGCGATCGTGGACGCTGACGAAGTGCTGAGCGGGAATCTACTGAACAGCATCCGGCCCGCGATCGAGCGGCTGCGTGACGGGAAACTGATGCAACTTCCGTGGACGTGCTTATCGCAGGGGACCGGGCGGTATTTCAGCTCTGGCGTGTGGGGCACGAACTGGGTAACGATGGCCTTCGCGGATCATCCGAATTACGGATGGGCAGCGCGGGACGGATACGACTTCCACCACCGGCATCCGGTTGGCTCGAACAGCACGTTGAATGTAGAGCGGCGCGGCTCGCAAGGCGCGGGCGGGCTGATGCACTTGCAGTTCAGCTCTCGGCGAAGACTGAGAGCGAAGCAGGCTCTATACAAGATCACCGAAGTACTGCGCTGGCGCCACAAGTTCACCGATGAGCAGATCAACGCGAAGTACAATCTCGCGGTGTACGAATCCGATCCTCTCACCACACCCACGGCTGAAGTTCCTGCAGAGTGGTGGGAGCCGTATGAATCGCTCATGCACCGGCTGGACGTGCACGCCGAGCCTTGGCAAGAACGCGCGGTGCGAGACGCAATCGCCGAGCACGGCCGCGACAAGTTCGCCGGCTTGGACCTTTTCGGCGTCGCATAACGTCCTACACGCAGATATCCAGATATCTGCTATCCTTGACGGTGTGGAGCCGTTATGGAAAAGACAGCCGTTGTCACTCTTCCGGAAACGTGCCCGAACTGCGACCAAAAACGAGCCGGCGTCATGTGGGGCGGTGTCGCAGTGTATCGGTGTGGAACCATGACCCGCGAACTGGAAGGCAAGCTGGACACGAAAGCCGGCCCGCGCTGCCGTAAGGTCGTCGTGCGGATCACGCGACAGTTGACGTAAGATATCCGAGATGGACAAACCGGACAGCTACGAAAACAAACCACTGATCAACAAACCGCCCTACGGAATCGTCGGCTGCGTCAACCTGAAGGAACTGCCGGCGCTTGTGAATATCGAAATTGCGGACGGCTACGAACCCATCGGCGCACCGCTTTATTATCCGCACGATAACGTCTGGTGTCAGGCGATGTACAAGCGTCCGCAGATCGTGCGCTCGGTTGAGCACAACATCAACCCCGGCGCGGAGCTGAAGCGCAAACTAGCCCGTTAGGGTACAATTGCCCGCATGAACTGGTTGCAGCGCGCGACCCTTGCTCTGAACAAGCCTCTGGTGAACCTGCTCGAAACCGCGAGCCGCGACCTGGCCGCATTCCGGGAACTGAAAGAATCGTACAGCGATTTGGAACTGGACATGAACGATCAGGGCTGGCAGCGCATGGTTGCTGCTGGACGAAGAGAGTTCAGTCCGGCAGGGCGCAGGCTCATTATCGAGATATCCCGGCTCTTCGCAATCAAGAATCCGATCATCGGTAGGGGCTGTCGCATCTCAGCGTATTACGTCTTTGGTCGCGGCGTCGACGTGAAGAGCGATAACCCGCAGGCACATAAAATCCTCGAAGATTTCTGGATGAACCCGCGCAACTCAAGCGAGCTTTCACCGGTCGCCTTGTATGAAAGCCACATCGCAGCGCAGACCGATGGCAACGTGTTCTATGCGCTCCCGACTAACCGGCTGTCGGGTGAAGTGCTGATCCGGTCAATCGACGCACTCGAAATCGCGGAGATCATCACCGACCCGGATGATTCGAGCGTGCCCTGGTACTACAAGCGCGTCTGGTATCAGGACTCCTTCGACACGAAACTGGGAATACTGACGCCGGTTCAAAAGACGTCCTGGTATCCAGCGGTCGACTTCTATCCGAAAGCCCGGCCCGACACCATCGGCGGCGAAAAAGTCGAGTGGGGTATCCCGATCGTTCACTACAAGACAGGTGCACCGAAAAAGTGGCGCTTCGGACTCTCCAGGGTTTACCCCGCGATCGACTGGGCGACGGCATACCGAAAGCTCCTGGCGGACTACTGCAAGAAAGCCGAAAACCTGGCCAGGTTCGGCCACAAGATCACGACCAAGGGCGGGCAGAAATCGGTTGACGCGATCCAGAACACGCTTGAATCGACCTACGCCGTTGACCGCGTGAACCCTCGCGAAAGAAACCCGGCGCCACAGACCGGAGCTGCAGCGGTATTCGGGGCTGGAATTACGATGGACGCCATCAAGACGGCGGGCGCCAACACCGACCCGGAGGAAGGCCGCAGAGTCGCGCACATGGCGTACATGTGCTTCGATTTCGATGAGCGGTTCTTCGGTGACGTCGACGTCGGCAGCCTGGCAACCGGAACATCGATGGACCGACCCACGGAACTGGCGTGCCGATCCCAGCAAGAGGGCTGGGAAGACGTGCTCACGACCGTAGGGCGCTATGTTATTTCGGTGAAGAGCCGCGCGCCCGGCCAAACCGGGAAAGAGTTGCGCGAGGCCAAGATTGACAGCCGCACGGTTCAGGTGATGGTGAGCTTCCCGGCGATCATCACGCAGGACCCAGACAAAGCCATCGCTGCGATCAAGACCGGCTTCACGATGGGATCCTCGGATGGAAAGTGCGCAGGCACGCTCGACCCGAAGACGGCTGCGGGAATGATCGCGAACGTGCTGGGAGTTGAAGACGCGCAGGCGACTATCGAGAAAATGTACCCCGCGGCAAGCTACGATCCTGCGGAGTTCGCGGCTAATCCAATCGAGGAACCCCCAATTGATCCGGCTGGAGGCGTGCCTGTACCAGCTGGGCCGCGGCCGTCCCGTTCATCCCCGAATCCCCAAGCCGCATAAACAGCGCGACCACTTCGTCACGCATCAACCGGGCGCCGATGAGGAAGCCGCGGCGTTCGGCGCGCGTCAAACGGTCAACTCGCTGGCGCTTTCCATACTCCGAGCGGCACTCAGCGCACCATAAATGCGTGCGTGTCTTGGGGTTAAGCCCGCATTTGGTGCACAGCGCGGTCATTCCGAGCGCAGGTGTTCCACGTGGAACGTCGGCAGACTGTTTCGCTTGTTCGGGCAAGTCCCAATTGTAATTCACGTGTAAACGCTATGGGGAAACGCCTTAGCCATGTCAGGATGCCGTTTACATGCTTCGCGAGGGAATTAGCGCTCTGGCGCACCGATTGCAGGAAGCGATGGACGCGCTGTCGTCGTCGGACGTGCGCTGCCGGCTGCAGGACGCGCTGAGCGAACAGTACCCCGACCGGTACCCCTGGCTGGTCGATTATTTCGGGGACGCCGAGTCTGGCAGCTGCGTTTACTGCCTTCAGGGTGAGTACGCGCTGGCTCCGTATGAGATATCCAGCGCAGGCGGTTCGACCAAAGCCAGTATCGGAGCGGGCTCGCCAGTCCAACCCCGCACAATCTACGAACCAGAGCCGAACGACGCCGATTGGGTCGCCGCGATGGAATCGCTTGATCCTCTCGAAAAGCCGCTGGCGAAAATCCCTGGCGTGCTGCGGATGCTGTACGAACGCTTCGTGCCGCGGTCGGAGCGAGACAAGGCGTCGTCTTCGGACTTCGCTGGCAAGGGTAAATCGTTCCCGATCCTGAAGCCGGAAGACATCGACGCTGCGTTTCGTTCGCTTGGTCGGGCCGGGAAAGACAACTACAGCGCGGCGACAATTCGAGCGAACATCATCAAGATCGCGACCCGTAAGGGCTGGGCGTCGCACCTACCGGCGCACGCGCAGGAAGCCGCGATTGTTGAAGCGACCGTTGACGAGTTCGTTGCTCTGAGAGAAAGCGCAGTCGCGCAGGACGGATCGACGCTGCTCAAACTCATCGCTCCCGGGCCTGGTTCGAGCGGATTCTATTCGGAAGCCGTGCTGAAGCGCGACGGGCCGAAGGTATTCCGAGCCGGCACCAAGAACTTTTGGAACCACCAGACCGACGCGGAAGAGGCGGCGCGGCCGGAAGGCAACCTTGACGACCTGGCAAGCGTGCTCACCGAAGACGCCTACTACGCCGATGGCCCGAAGGGGCCGGGCTTGTACGCCAAGGCGAAAGTGTACGAACACTATCGCAGGCCGATTGACGACATGGCGAAGGATATCGGCGTGTCGATCCGCGCGCAGGGGAAAGCCCGCGAAGGCAAGCTCCCGGACGGTTCAACCGGTCGAGTGATTGAAGAATTGACCCGCGCGATCAGCGTTGATTACGTGACGACGCCGGGAGCCGGTGGGCAAGTTGTGAGTCTTTTCGAATCCGCGAGGGTTCACCAATCCGACAAGCAGGGAGAGGAAAACATGAACGAAGCCGAAATCAAGAAACTTATCGAGGCGGCGATCACAGCATCGAAAGCCGAAACCGATACCAAGATCAAGGGACTGGAGGGTGAAAACCGCAAGCTCCGTGAGCGCGTGGCGGTTGCCGAAGCTGCAACGCAAGTTGACTCGCTGCTTCAAGGCGTCGACGTGCTCGAAGGGATTCGCGCACGCGTCAAGGGTCGCATCCTGGCCGGCGTGTTGCCGTTCACCGAAGCCGGCGACTTGGACCTGGTGAAGCTCAAAGCCTTGGTCGAAGCCGAGACGAAGAGCGAGAGCGAGTACGTCGCGAAGCTGGTCGAAGGCTCGGGCGTGAAGGTCGTCGGGCTCGGCTCGACCGACAAAACCGGCGACGAGTTGAGCGAAGCCGATTTCGAAAAGCAGATGGTCGAATCCTACATGCGCGAAGGAAAGACCAAAGAGCAAGCCGAAAGACTGGCGCGCATCGGAAAGGCGGCGTAACCAATGGCATCCGTCATTCAAATCGAAACCACCGAAACAATCGCCATCGCGTGCCCCTCGGGGACCGTCGAAGGCGACGTTGTTCGCAACGGATTTATCGTCGGCGTCGCGCTGTTGGACCGATACGACAGCGCGTACACGGTGATCAAGATCAACCGCACTTTCGTTCTGCGCAAGTCGGTTCAGGCGCTCTCGACCGTTGGTAGCGCGGGCTCGGGCTCCGCGGTTGCGCTCGGCGACAAGCTGTACCGCGACACGGCGTCTCAGGTGATCAGCAAGGATTCGAGCGGCTATTTTATCGGCTACGCCTTGGGCGTGCCGGACACGGCCGCTGCGGGCGGTGGGGCTTACGCTTCCGGAACGCAGATCGCGTCCGGATCGACGGCAACCATCGACATTCTGTTTGTGCCGATCGGCAGCTAAGGAAAGGGAACCAGACACCATGAAATTCCTCGAAGCAATGAAGCGAACCGATCAGGCTCTAGCCGGGCTGCAAAGCCTTGGCTCTGGCGACGGCGACTATCGCGGATATCTGCGTATGGGTGGCCGCGCTCTCGACCGTGGCAGCGTGCTTGCCATGCGCAATTTGATGGAAGCCATCAAGACCGGCCGCATGGATCCGCTGAGCATCAAGCTGAAACTGCGCGAAGCGCAGACCACCAGCGATTTCCCGTATCTGATGGGCGACACGCTGTATCGCACGTTGCTCGATCAGTACACAATGGCTCCGGCGAGCTGGCCCATGATCGCCTACCGGAACGTCGTGAACGACTTCCGTACCAACAAGAGCATCACCATCGACGGCGGAACAGCAGCCTGGCGTCCAGTCGCGGAGCAAGCGCCATACAAGCAAGTCTTGTTCGCCGATGGACAGTACACCATCCAGGTGTACAAGTTCGGGGAAAAGGCGGGCTTCTCTTGGGAGTCGACCATCAACGACGACCTGAACGCTCTGCAGCGTGTGCCTTCGCTCCTGGGCATCGGCGCGCGAACGATGGAAGAGTACAACTTCACGAACCTGTACGCCGGCAACGCGACGTTCTTCGCTGCCGGAAACCGTAACCTGATCACGCAGACCTACGGCGCGTTGACGAACAACCCGGCCCTCAGCCCGGGCGGAATCGCTGACGGGCTTACGGTGATGCGGAAGCAACTCAACTCGGACGGTAGCCCGATCTTCATCCAGGGCGCGATCCTGGTTGTGCCGCAAGCGCTCGAAGAGACGGCCAACCGCATTCTGAACGCCGATTCGATCTGGTGGAACGATGCGGGCGGAACGTCGAACCAGCGGCTGCTGGTGAAGAACACGCTGCCGGCCAAGGTGAAGCTGGTCGTCGCCCCCTGGCTAGATGTCATCAACGCTTCGAGCCACGGTGCAACCGCATGGTATCTGTTCGCGGATCCAAACCTCGGACGGCCCGCAGTTCAAGTCGCGCTACTGCGCGGCCACGAAGTTCCTGAACTGTTCCAGCGCGCTCCGGATCAGATGCGCGTCGGCGGCGGAATGGCCGATGTGATGGAGGGTTCGTTCGACAACGACACCATCGAATACAAGGGACGCCACGAGTTCGGCGTTGGCCTGGTCGATCCGAAGATGGCCGCGTATTCGAACGGCACCGGTTCGTAAGAAGCAGGGGCCGGGTTCGCTCGGCCCCAATAACCCATGCCGTATGATCCCAGCACTGACGCCGGCAAGGTTCGGCTCCTGATCGCCGATACCGCAGCGTCGGTGTTCACGGATGCCGAGATCACGGCGTTTCTGGATTTGGCGAGTCAGGATGTTATTCTGGCCGCGGCCTACGGTAGCGACAGCCTGGCTTCGCTATATGCAAGAAAGTCAAACCGGCTGACGGTGCTCGATATCCAGGTAGATTTCACGCAGGCAGCGAAGGCGCTGCAGGCGCAGGCGAAGCAGTTCAGAGATCAAGTTGCCGAGAATGGCGGCTTCTCAGTGGCGGCAATGGTCGATAGCGGTCTGGCGAGACAAGAGCGACGGCGCAAAGAGTTGGAGATTCAGGGGCTCGGATGCTAGAGACGATCACCACAACGCTGGATGAAGCGCGGCAAGCCGTAGAGGATGCCGGGCTGTTCAGTTCGCTGTGCACGATCAAGCGTCCATCCGGAACCCAGGACGCAAGCGGCCAGCCGGATCGAACCTTAGCCGGGGCGTCAGAAGTTTCAGGGATGGTAGATATTCCGTGCATGGCGGCGCCCGAAGTTTTGCAGCGGCCGGACCTGACCGACGAAACGAAGTTAGTCACGATGACTTTGCAGCGGCAGCAGCGGCACGTTTTGCTTAACGGCTATTATCCGGAGATTTTGCAGAGTGATTTCGCGGTGATCGACGGGGCGGGGTTCGATGTGCTCTCGGTTGAACATGACAGCCAGCACATCACGACGCGGTTAGCAGTGCAGATCAAGACGCAATGAATCTGATCGTCACAGTTTCGGGAACCAGCGCAATCGAGCTAAAAGCTCAGAAGTGGATCTCCGCTGCGCGCGAAGGCTTGCGGTTCGGTGTCTCTGAAGCTGCGTTCATGATGGAAACCGGAATGAAGCAGCGCGTCCCGGTGGATACCGGGCATCTGCGGGATTCGATCCACACCATGACGGTTCAGGACGAAGCAGAGCGTCAGGTAAAGGCGGTTTCGCCCGTCGTTGAAGCCGCGAACCCCTGGGGAATCGATCCGGCATACGCTCGACGCATCGAATACGGATTCGTTGGGCCCGACGCTCTTGGGCGAAATTATCACCAGCCGGCGCAAAGCTACGTGCGCAGCACGTTTGACGAAACGAAGGTGGAAGCCGAAGAGACGATCCGCCACGGTGTGATTGAAACTCTTCAGGGGGTGCGCCGATGAGCGTCGAAGCTCGAATGCGTTCTGCTCTCCTGGCGAACACCACGCTTGCCGGTCTGATCGGAACGCGCCTCTATCCGGTGCAGTTCGCGCAGGGATTCACGACGCCGGCGATCGCCTATCAGCTCATGCCCGGCCAGATGCGGCCGTATGCGATGAACCAGGTCGGAAATTCCGAATGGGGAAAGCTCGCATGGGCGCGGTATCAGTTCACCGTAGCAGGCGGCGGCGCGAGTGGATCCGAGCAGGCTCGAACCGTCGCGCAGGCGTTGAAGGTTGCCGTGCTCGGTTTTGATTTGTCGCATAACCCGGTTGTGACCGGTGGGCCTGCGCCCAATTTCGTTTTATCTGAATGGGAAATGGATCAGCCGCAAACAACGCCCCCCATTTTCCTGCGATTTGTGGATATCAAGATGTTTATTCGAGAGGAGAATTAGAAAATGCCGATCCCGCAAGCAGTCTCTGCGATCAATACGCTGTTGCAGTATGGCGACGGCCAAAGCCCGGCTACGTTCGTAACCGTCGCGAATGTGGGCGACATGGGCGGGCCTTCGATGACCACCGAATCGGCGGACGTAACGAGCCATTCGACCGGGGAGCCGTGGCGTCAATTCTTTCCGACGCTGCACAACCCTGGCGACATCCCGTTTCCGCTGTTTTGGGTTCCGAACGATCCTGCGCACGAAACCTTGCTCGGCATCTGGGACTCGCGCACCGTGGGCGACTGGCGTATCGTGTTCCCTGCTGGAGCGGGAGCGAAGACGTACAGCTTCACGGCATTTATTCAGGACTGGAAGGCTAGCGCGAAAGTCGGCGGTGTGCTCGAAGCGCAGGTGACGCTGAAGATCACCGGCAAGATTTACTTCTAAAACTTCCTTCGTCCAAGGAACGCGCGGGCGCGTGGTGGTGCAAGCCATCTCGCGCCCGTTGTGTTTATCGTGCTATCATGCGCCGCATGGACGAAGACAAAGCTGTATCGCCGGTAAGTCATCCGAAACTGACTTTGCTCGGCACCGAGTACACTATCAAATACCGCGCGGGAGACGTTCGGCGTCTTGCGGAAGCCGGCGTAGATATCCTAGGCGACAAGCGCACTCTGACCGGAACCGCGGCCGTCAACGCGATTCTGCTGCAGTTCAAGCACGGCGTCGCTCACCAGGTAGACGTCGATATCGAAAAGCTGGAAGATCAGCTCGAACTGACAGACCTGCAGACCATTCAGATGGCCTGTCAGGAGGCCCAGTTAAAAGCTGCGGCCCAGGCGAGCGAAAACAACGGCCCGGCCTTGAAGCGGCTGAAGGTGTACAGCGATCAGATCATGAAGAGCATTCCGCAGGAGATGATCGACGCCGCAAACAAAGCTCGGGAATTGTCCGATCAGAAGCCGAACTAGATCAGTTCTGGATTCGTCTCTGGTCGAAGGCGCGCGACCTGGGCCTACCTGACTTTTGGGATCTCACGCTATGGGAGATCACCGAATGTATCGAACGTGCGGAAGAACGCGAGCTGCGCATGGATTCGCGTTTTGTCGCACTCCTGTATCTGCAGGCTTGCTCGACCGGCAAGCGAACAGACGGGCGACCGTGGCGCCACATCGATTTCGTTCACGAACTGCGCTACGTCCAGCACGTCGTCAACGGCGACGTTTCCGCGGTCGATATGGGACCGGGGCGCCCACAACAAGCCGACCTTGAAAAGCTCGCCAAGGCTGCAGGAATGCAGACCGGAACGCTCTCAGCGGAAGAGTGGGGCGCGATTCAACAGGCAGAACGCGACCGGCTCTCCAAAATAACTCAGTGACCCTGTACACTTACAGGAAATGACACCGGGCGGCAGCGATCTCACGATTACAGTCGGTGGGGAACTAGGACCGTACCGGCAAGCTCTTTCCGAAATGGTCACGCTAGCGCGCACGGCTGGCGATGCTGCGGCGACAGCGATGAAAACAGCCGGGGCTGGTGGAGACGCCGGCAGCGAAGCCTTCACCCGCGCAGCGTATGCTTCACGCGCGCTCGCTGACGCGATGGCGACTACTACGGGCGCCGCAGTCGAGCTGGACAAGGAACTTCAGCGGAAGCAAACCGACGCCGGAACCGCCGCGCAATCGTTCCAGCAATTGGGGCAGAGCCTGACCGACGCCGGAACCGCGATGGTATACATCGGCGGAGCACTCTCTGGAGTCTCGGCGGGGCTAATTGAGATCGGCACTCACGCCCTGAAACTGGCCGGCAACATGGAAGAAGCCAGAACCGCCATGACGCTGATGAGCGGTTCGGTGGAAAAGACCGACACGCTGATTAAGGGGCTGGTCGATTTCGCGCTTCGCACTCCGTTTGAAATTCCCGGAGTCGTCGCAATGGCTCAGAAACTGGTCGGCTTCGGAGTCGAAACCGAAAAGGTAATCCCGTTGCTGCGAACGCTGGGCGACGTCGCGAGCGGTAGCGGTCACGGATTCGCCGGGCTCAATTCGCTGGTTCAGGACTTCGGGAAAATGATTAACCTCGGAGTCGTTCATCTCCGAGAGATCAACATTCTGGCGAATCAGGGTGTTCCGGCGATTCAAGCGCTCGCTGATGCATACCAGGTATCAACTGCAAAAATGCGTCAGATGATCGAACAGAACTTGGTCAAGAGCGTTGACGCAATGCCGATCCTGATCGACGCCATGAATGCGAAGTTCGGCGGCGCGATGGAATTGCAGGCCGCAACCTGGAAGGGAATCTGGTCGAACTTCCAGGACTCAATCAGCAAAACGTTCATCGCGATCGGTGACGCACTAATACCTGTAGCTAAGACCATCATCAATTCGCTGAACCCGATTCTCGATTCTATTCAGGCGATGGCGGAATGGTTTGGGAAACTCCCGGCACCAATTCAAAATATCGCGCTCGCGTTCGGTGCTGTAGCGACCGTGACGGGTCCGCTGGTGCTGGCTCTGGGAGGAATCACCTACGTCGTCGGGCAGATCCTGACTACCGCGCCCGCGCTCCTAGCCTTCATGGGCGTGGAACTTCCAGCGGCGGCGGTGACAGCTACGACAGCGGTTGAGGGAATGGCGACAGCCACGAGCACAGCGGCGATCACGATGAAGGCCGCGCTGATGTCTCTGGCGCCCCTCGCATTGGTCGTAGCGGCTGCAGCGACCGGCGCAGCGATCGGCTGGGCCGAGGGCATGGCCAAGATTGAAGCGCTGCAGGCGGACTTCGTTCGAAGCACGCAGGGAATGGAAGCGGCGGCGGCAGCGATGGGAAAGGGGATGGACGATCAGGCCGCACGGATTAAGGTGCTGGTTTCGACCATCGAAAAGTACAACCAAACCGCGAAGGAAAAGCTGGAGCTGCCAACTTTTGACCCGAAGGCGTCGGACGGCATCGAGCGATACGTTTCGGCGCTTGATCGATTGGTGAACAAGATCCCCGGCTACAAGACGCAGTTCAAGGATCTCAGCGGGGCGATCGATGGAGTAACGACGGACTTTGCAAAACTCCCGAAAGCGCTCGGGGAGTTCACGTCAGGCGGCGCTGCATTCGATGTCGTCAAGCAGAAGATCGACGCGATCAAAGAAGCGCAGGCTGACGCCAACGCTGTTCTGGATATCGCGCAGGCAACCTACAAGCGACTGGTCAAGGAAATGGCCGATGGAATCGCGACGCAGGATGAAGTCAATCGCGCGTATATCGCTCTGCAGAAAGCCTTGAAAGATGCACACCCGGAGATTGGAACCACCACGAAGGCTTTCGATGCACAGGCTTTGTCTATGCAGACCACCGGAATCGCGATCGAGAAGTATATCAAGTTGTGGGGCACGATTCCCTGGGAAGTGTGGACTGGAAGTGTTCAGGAAGCAGCCGCGGCGATCAAAGAAAAAGGAATCTCGATCGACAAAACCGTTGCAGCGCTGAAGAAAATGGCCGACGCGCTCGAAGGCCCGGCCAGCACCAGCGCTGCGCTGAAGGCGCAGCAGGATGAAATTATCGGAAATATCAATCAACTGGAGGGATTAAAGCGAGCCATAGAAGCGGCTAATACTGTAACGACTGGCTGGCACCAGACGCTTGAAAACGGTGTGATTGTGTGGCGTGAGGCTTCCAAGGAAGCGACCGGCTTCACGACCACAATGGAAAACGGCGTCCTGGTAACCAGGGGAGCGAAAGAAGCGCTCGACTCCATGACCGGCTCGGTCGGAAAATCCGGCGAAGCGATGATCTACACCGAGGGAGTATGGAAAACTGCAACCGAAGTGCTTGAAGGATTGAGCGGAGCTGCCAAAAAAGCGGCCGATTCTACGGAGTCTCTCGGAAAGGTGCAGGCGACACAGCAAGCACAGGTCGATCTGACCACCGGTAAGCTGAACGATCACGCGACTTCACTCAAACGGGTCGCTTCGCAGGCGACCGAAACCGGTCACGTCGTCTCGATGGCGACCGACAAGATGAAGGGCTCGTTCATGGAAGGCATGAACGGCATGACCGTTTCGGGTGAAACTTTCATCGCGATGTTGGCGCAGATGGGTGCGCTCTCCAGTCAGATATCCCTGGCGGCGCGCGCTCTCGGCTATATCGAAATTGGAAACAACAATTTCATTTCACCCGAATATAAGAAAGCATTCGATGAAAAAGAAAAATCAAACTTTGAGGATTTGTTCGGTGACTTGGCGGCGTCGTTCGGCGATGCTGCGGAGATCCTGAAAGCCAAGATGAAAGCCGACGCCGATGCGCTGGCAGACCACACCAAAGCCGTCGAAACCGCAACCGGAAAGTACGATGACGTGATGATTCAGGTGAACGGCTTGTGGATGACCGTGAAAGAATCTCAAAACTGGTGGAAGGATTTTTTAAGCCATAGCGCGATCCCGTACAGCGACGCAGTAGGTGCTATGACAATTGGGAGCAAGCAAGCCAGCGATGCACTGGGCGGGCTGGCGACCGCAGCTTCCAGCACCGCAGATGATCTGAATACTGCGCTCGACAAGGTGTATGGAACCACGAGCACTTTCTCGAAAACCACCGGCACGGTTGCAGAAGAAAACGCCAAGTTCGCCGAGATGATGCGCAACTCCACGGAGGACGTACAGTCTACGGTTCGATCGCAAATCACAAACAACCTTCTGCGACTCGGCCAGAACTTCTACGATGCAACCCAGGCGGCGCAGAGTCTGGCGTATGGCATGGGATCGGCAGCGGACGTAATCACAAGCGCCGTTGTGAAGATCGGTGGATCTGTCGGAGTAGGAGCGCAGCAGTTTGTTTCAACGGTAGAACCTGGGACGTCTTTCAGCAACGAAGCAGCGCAGAAAGCCTTCGATGAATACCAGGCCAAGATCAACGCCGAGTACCAAGCCATGATGGATCGCTCAGCAGAAGCGCAGAGAGTTTCGGCGGCGCTGGCCAGTGGACAAACTTCGGGCTTGTCTGGTGTGGTCCGGGATGTTTACGGAACGCTCTACGATTTCAACCAGCAAGTCAACGGAATGGTCGCGAAGCTGACGCCGAACGGACTCGGGGGATTCAACACTCAGTGGGTATCGCTTCGTCAGACTACGGAGCAACTGGCCGAAGCTCAGAGGAAATACGAAGAGCAGATGGAGCAAGAGCGGCTCGCCCGAAATGCAGCGTCCGCAGCCGAGCAGAAAAGACTTCAGGAATTGTCTAACGCCTACACGGATGCGGTTTATTCGTTCGGGCACAACTCCGAGATCATGACCTATGAGGCATACAGCTTACTTACCTTCGCTCAGCAGCAGGCACGGAATGCCAACAATCCTTTGAACGATCCACAGTTTTCCGATTTATTCCCACAACCCAATTACGGTTTTGGGATTAACGGAACAAATCGCATCGGCGGTTTTCAGAACTGGACGGGCGGCGCGAGCCCAGCCGTGATGATGCAGCCGGCAGGTGGTGGAGTCACGATCAACGTGAGCGGGAACAATATCATGGATCAGAACACCGTGAACAGCTTGACGAACCGCATCGCAACGCAGTTTACGACGATCCTTCGTACTAACGCGGGGCTGAAGGTTTAGCATGGCGAATCGGCTCAACCCAAATGCACGCGAAGCTTTCGCCGAAGCGCTGATCGATTGGAAATCCGACACAATCAAAATCATCGCGCTCACTTCTGCGTACAGCTACAACGCGGCGCACGTGTTCGTTTCATCGCTCACTGGAATCGTCGCGCGATCTGCGGCCATCAGCGGAAAATCTGACACGGGCGGAATCCTGAAGGGTGATGCGGCGCTCTTCGCGCTACTCACGGGATCGACCGTGGCGAAGTTGTATATCGTGCAGGACACCGGCAACGACGCAACTTCGCGGCTGTTGTACTTCATCGACACGGCGTCGAATCTTCCAACGATTCCTAACGGGCTTGACGTGACCGTGCAACCCGACCCAACAACGGGGTATTTCCAAGTATGATAGGGCGATGCTGAACGTTCACCAGCTCCGACAATTGGCCGAGCAGACCGCCGAGGCCGCGAAGGTCGCAGGGGCCCGCGTGGGAATCTTTCACGAAGAGCACGAAGCTGACCTGATTCAACTCGCTGTGACGAACGCAGCGGCGGCGCGTGACTTCCACAAAGCGATCGAGGCGAAGCTGGCCGAGAAAGAGGAACCCGTTGCAGATCAAAGCGCGTAGTACGGAACGCTTCGAAGCTCGGCGAAAGAGCGACCGCGGAATGAGAGTGGGCGCCGTCACTCGCAACACATTCGTCTTTCGGTGCTACGACCGCAACGGTAAGTTGAAATGGGTCGACGGCTTCGAAAACCTGACGACGACGGAAGGCCGCAACGATGCGCTGACGCAGTATCTGAAGGGGTCGAGCTATACCGCGGCATTCTTCGTCGGGCTGGTCGACAACGCGAGCTTCACGGCTCTGGCAGTCGGGGACACGGCGGCGCAGATCAACGGGACAAACCAGTGGATTGAATGCACGGCGTATTCGCAAGCCACGCGGCCGGCGCTCACGCTCGGCACTGCATCAGCCGGGTCAATCGATAACGTCGCGTCTCTGGCAACGTTCAGCATCAACGCTACCAAGACGATCAACGGTGGTTTCGTGGTGACCAACTCCACCAAGGCCGGCACGTCAGGGAAAATCTACGGCGAAGGCTCTTTTGGATCGCCGCGCAGCTTCGTCAGTGGCGATACACTCACCGTTCAGGTAACGCTGACTCTCGCGAGCGCGTAACGATGGCCATTGCCGCAACATGCGTCTGGGAAGTTCGACCGACCAACGGAGTCGACACCAACAGCGGCGGCTTCGTGCCCGGCCAAGCTTCACCTGGCACTGACTGGAGCCAGCAGAACGCGGCTCAGTACGCGCTGAGCGGCCTCACCAGCTCGGCGGCTAACGCCGTCATTCTTACAGCGTCGGCTGCGGCCGACATGAAAGACAACATAATCAACGTCACCGGTGGGACGAACGCTACAACGGGGCATTATCAGATCATTTCGGTCGTCGTGGGAGTCTCGATCACGGTTGATCGTAACTGGTGCACTGGTGCGGTCGCGTCTGGAACGGCGAATATCGGCGGCGCAAAGCAGACCATCGGTGCGATGCACACGATCTTGACGACGGCGAACCAAAGCGCGATCGGGCAAATCGTCTACGTCAAAGCCGAGGCCACGATCACCGTAGGCGCTACGCTCACGTTTTCTCCGAACGGAACCGCGAGCGGCTACGCGTCCCAGCTCATCGGATACACCAGCTCCCGCACGGATAACGGCTACGTCACCATCCAGGCGACGTCGGGAAGCTCCTATACCATTTTTACGTGCTCGCCCAATTCGCTAGTCGTCAAGAACTTCATTTTCGATGGAAACTCCCGTACTGGAGTGAGCGGATCAACCTGCAACTCAGGCGGCTTGCAGATGGAAAACTGCAAAGCAATCAACTGCCTTGGAACCGGAATCACGTTCACCAGTCGCGATTCGAAATGCGTGCGCTGCATCGTCACGGCTTCAGTGAACGGCTTCAACTGCGACGGTGGAAATGGACACAACACGTTCATCGAATGCATCGCATACTCGAATACCGGCGTCGGCTTCACTGTACAAGCCAGCATCTTGATCCGATGCATCTCGGCGAATAATTCGGGAGGTTCGAGCGACGGATTCGGCGGCGCGAGCCCGATGAATGGAAACGCCGGGGACCTGGTTGTTTATCAGTGCCTGGCCTATGCGAACGGCCGCGACGGATTCCGGTTTGGAAGTTCGATTGTCAAGCCTGTCGTGTTTGTGAATAACATCGCATGGGGAAACTCCGGTAAAGATATCCTGTTCGTGACCAATCAACCAGTTGCCGGAAGCGTCTTCGCGGATTACAACGCGCTGGTCACTAACACGCTTTATCCGAGTGGCGCGCACGATGTCACTTTGACGGGTGATCCGACAGTCGCGGGCGGTTCCAACAATTTCGCGCTGAACAACACTGCGGGTGCGGGCGCGGCGTGTCGCGCGGCGGGATTCCCTGGAGTGCTGACCGTTGGCGGGACAGGATATGCCGATCTCGGACCCTTGCAGCATCAGGACACGCCCAGCACCACAACGGTAATCGTTGCACCCACGATCAACCGTATAATCACAGAGGAGATTTATTAAATGGCCATCGGACGCGTTTACACCGTCGTTTTCGAGAAGGTGACCGTCTCGGCGGTTCAGGATCTCTTCCAGATCAAAGGCGCGGCGGGGAAGATTCTGCTGATCAAGGAATGCAGCGTGTCTTCGGCTGACTCGACGCTTCCCACAGCGCAGATGATGGCGCTGCGTATGCGATTCCTTCCGGCCACAGTAACCGATGGTTCAGGTGGATCGACCCCGACTCCACAGAAGACTGATCCCGGCGATGCCGCGGCCAGCTTCACGGCTCTGGCGAACAGCACAACGCCGGCCACGACAAGCGGAACGGCGGTAAAGATCCGCGAAGACGGAGCGCACCTGTACGCCGGCTACAGCTATTCGTTCGCGAAACCCCCGATCGTCGGGCCGAGCGAATCTTTCGTGTTTGAGTTGATCACCGCACCATCAGCAAACTGGGTACTGAGCGGGACGGTCACAGTCGAAGAGCTTGGAGGATAATCGGTGCGCATCGCCGAAATCAGGCTCGAATCCGAGCCGGGCGGCAAGCGCAGCGGCAGACTCCCGTTCTTTGGTGATACGGGCGGCGATTCGATTACAGTCGCGGCGAGCGCGGCGGCGGCATTCGTTGCTCAGCTCACCGTAGCCGAATCGATCACAGCAGCCGCTACAGGCGCGGCTTCATTCTCATCGACGGCAACGATACCCGATTCCTTTACTGCGGCAGCAGAAGGCGCGGCAGCATTTGTCGGGCACGCCGTTATCGCCGGCACGGTCACAGCAGCAGCAGACGCAGCCGCGGCATTCGTTGCGGGAGGGTACCGGCAGATCACCTTACCTCCGAGCGACCCTCCACCGCAGAGCGCGGCGCCCACGATCGTAGGCGGAGATCAATCGACGCAGCTGTACATCGGCGGCGTGAATCTCAGCTCCTACCATCTGGAAGAACGCGCCAGCATTCAATCGCAGACCATTGGCCGGTGGACGGCCAACGTAACGCTCTTCGATTCGAGCGGGACAATCCTTGCGCTTTTCTCGGGAGCCAACGGCGGCGTGGGGCTGTCGATCACGATTCAGGAGTACGGGTACAAGCTCTTTGCGGGCTGCATTCAATCCGTGAGAGCGCAGAGATATCTTGGAACGGTCGGCGCGTTCACATTCGAAATCACGGCAACCGACAAGAGCGGCATCTGTGACCGCAGAGTTGTTAAAAAAGCGCTCTACACGGCAGACTCAGACGGTGCAGACGTCATTCGGCATATCGTGACGAACTACCTGGACGGTGAGGGGATCACGTCTGTAAACGTTCCGCTCACGCTCGGCGCGCTCGTAACCGAGCTTCCGTTGAACTATCAGACCGTCCGCTCTGCGTTCGATGAAATCGCAACCCGCACAGCAACGGTGTGGTGGGTAGACATCAACGGAGACTTGCACTTTTCAGCCTTGCTCGATCTGCCGGCCGCGCCCTTCTCACTCACGGAAACGTCGCAGAATTGGAGCGGCGGGCAAGGCTCACCGCAGGGCCTGCAGGTGTTCACGACGCTTCAGGACTATCGCAATAAGCAGTACGTGGTTTCGAATCGCAACATCCGACCGGAGGGGGCGGGGGGCCCACAGACGACCGAATCGTACACGCTCGGCCCGAATGGACAAGAGGCTGCGTTCAATGCCGGGTTCCCGTTCGGGTACATTCTGCTCAACTTCCCAATCTCTGCAATCGTTTCGGTGAAGGTGAACGGGGTTTCGAAGAATCACTACGACATCAACGAACCATCGAGCCCGCCCTACGGAACCAACGCGACAGACTGGTATTTTTACCGGCTCGAACAATTTGTCTTCCCCAGCATTTCGGGAGTTCTGTCAAACGGAGACGTAATCGAGATTATCTACATTTCCACCACAACGAACGTTGTGAGCGACGAAGGCGAAGCGCTTGTACCTGTAGATCCGACGCTTGGACAGTGCGGGTCTGGACTCTATGAAGCCGTGGAACAAGTTCAGGATATCGAGTTCGCCGAAGACTTGACCGCGCTCGCGGCGTCAATCCTGACGAAAGCCGGGGGCGTTCCAACAGAAATTCAATTTGAAGTGCTGCGCCACGGTCTGCAGCCTGGTCAACTGCTTGACGTGAATATCCCGCTGATCGGTCTGACGTCGAGACAGTTTCTGATTACTTCGGTGGCCGGCCACTCGGTAGGCTCGACTTTGGGGCAGAGTTGCACCTATCGGTGGATGGTCACTGCACGGAGCAATCAGGACCCCGGCAATTGGGTGAAGTGGTTCGAGCGCGTCATTCGCAGAACCGAACAGCCAAAACCGATCATCCAGCTTGAAACGCACGCCTTCATCATCCAGAGCGGCGCGAACATTATCGGGGCGACGCCGATAGAAAACCCGGTACCGATCGAGCGGCCCGGAAAATTGTACGCGATGCGGATCGCAGCAGGTTTTCCTCCGGAAGATCAGGACCTGCAAATCACTTTCTACGTCGACAACGTTCCGGTCGGAGATATCGTACTCGCCAGCACCGACGCGGCCAACATCTTCATCATTGAACTGTTCGACACCGCAACGCCGCTTTACGTGGACACGAATCAATCGCTGACCGCGACGGCGCTGTACATCAACATTGGGGCGAACCCGGTAGCCGCGCGTCATGTGACCGCGACAATTTCGCACGCGATATGATCCGCCACATTGAGGGCTTCGACCTATTCGCGTTCACGGCTTCAGGTGTGCCGTACACCATCAACAGCGGCATTTTTTCGCAAGGCTCGATGCTTACCGGCCAGCAACAATCCGGCCAGTCCTGGTGGATCTTCAACACGGCAGGGGGTGAGGCGGATTACGAAAAGCTGATCGACGCGCAGCCGACTTGGATCATCAATTTCTGGTTCCGGCCGCTGAGACAGGGCAGTGACCCGCAACCGCAGATTTGGGCCGACTCGGTATTTTACCGGATCAGCGACGGAACCGGAGTGTTGTTCGATCTTCGGCAGCGCACGACCGGATACGTTGAGTTTCGCGGATCCGCAGCTACGGTGCTGGCGACCATCGGGCCGTTCCCGGTGGGAGTCTGGGCGGCGCTGCAGATCAAGATTACGTCGGGAGCCTACACCATCCGGGTCGATGGCGTTGAAGTTGCAACTGGAGTGCCAAACGTCTGGCGGGATCCGGATCGGTTCATGCACCGCTGGCAGACGGGCAATCCGGGGCTGAATCTCGACAATTACGTCATCTGCGACGGTCAAGGCAGCCTGAACAACGATTTCCTGCCGTATCCCTGGCGCGTGGATAGCGTGTATCCTACCGCCACGCAGTCGAACGCATGGACGGTCAACCTGCAAACCGACGCCTTGAAATGCGTCTATGACCGCCTGGGGAACCCTCCACCGGGTTTATTCGGCTACCCAGACGGGGACAAAGGGTACCTTCAGCCGACCGGAGCCGGCCAGCGGGCCTTGTTTCAACTCACCGAAAGCCCCTGTGTCGGGCGTGTGCTGGGCCTGGCGCTGTCGGTCGTCGCGAAACCCGTGACCGGTAGCCCGACGGTTCAGCTCATAGTGTCGCAGGGCAGCGTGGTAACGCAGCTCGCACAGCCGACGCTTGGGACGCGAGCGGTTCAGCTTCCTGGCCTGACCTGGCTGGACGATTATTTCACCTACCTGGGAATCTCAGAGACGGACCCGGCTACGAGCACGTTCTGGACGGACGGCGGGATTAGCGAAGCGCGATGGGGCGTCGAATCGGATAGCGCCGACGTGCACGTTTCGCAAATATTTGTGCAGCGGGTGAGCACGATGGCGAACTTATCCTACGATTGCGGCGGTAACACACCTTACGGGTTCTAGTACTTTCTAAGGTGTTCAACCGATTGCACCGCAGGATATCCAGGAGCATACTTGATGCATGGAAAATATCAACAAAGAAGTGAACGGGCCGAGCGCATACGACGGGCTGCGTCTCTTGATCGAAGAGGTCAAGCAACAGGCTGGCAAGCAGTGTGCCGATTACACAAGGGCGGGCCGTTCGGATGATAGGTGGTACGCAAAAGGTCGTCTTGAGCTGGCGCAGGAACTGCTCGCTGTTATCGGCGGTCACATGGATGCCGAGGATATCTTGCGGATTCACCGGTAAATTCCGATGACAAACCAAGAAGCCAGCAATCGAATCGTGAAAGCGCTCGCGATGGCGCGTGTGATGCATGAAGAAGGCGTGCGGTTCGTGGATGCTCAGAAAGTCGCGCTCGGTCAAGGGCCGTTCTGGTCCGCAGTGGTTAAGAAAGCGGGATATCCTAAAGGTGAGTTGAGCGAAGCAACCCGGCTGCACGCGCTGTATTTTCTGGCGGCAGTGGAGTTCAAGAATCGTTTGCGGAGGGTGCGATGACTGAGGCCGATCACGATTTAATCGCACGACTTTCTGCGGAGAACGAAGAGGCGATTAGGATCTGGACCGAGCAACACAAGGGAGAACCGTGCAAGTATTGCGACGCGACCGAGGGCTTGGAGTGTCACCCGGTTGGAAGTCTCGGACGGCTGACCCTGTTGTGCCCAGTCTGTAAGGATCGCCTCTCAGCCGCCACCAAAGCCTACTGGGAAGGCTATTCTGCGGGATGCGCGGCGGGTGCGCGAGATTTTAAGCGTCTCCCGTGGTACTCGCGTTTGTGGTGCTGATAATTCCGCTAGAATAGTCCGCATGTCGGACAAACCAAAACCTCCGCTCGATCCGAAACAGCCGAAGCAACCCCCGTCGAAGCCCCCAAAGAAACCGTACACCGGAACCGAAGACGATCCGCCGAACGAAGGTGGATCCGGAGGACCGCCCCCTCCGGGTGGACCCGGCACGAATCCGTAACGCGGGGAGCATGGACGCGCCCCAGGATCATAAAAATTGGTGGGATGTCTGGGGCCAAACGGTCAGCGCGATAACTTCGCTTATCGGGCTCGCGACGGCCGCGCTCGGGTTATTGAAGGCCAAGACCGAGGGCGAGAAACGCGAAAAGCGACTTCATCTTCGCAGGAAGAAAACCCGGTTCAAGCGATGTCTGCTCAAACTGGTAGGGCGCGGCGATGATGGAGCGGGCAGACCTTGAACCACCAGCAGATAAACAGACCGATCTTGAGCGTCACGGTCACTCCGGTTTGCAAGGCCCATGCCGGCTCGCTGGGATGCCAATAAAACACGGCATTGAAGACATTGAGTGCGCAGTATCCGGCAAGCAACCAAGCGTGCCATGCGTTCCGGGAATTGTTCGCGCCGCGATCCATTGCGATTCGCTGATACGCCCACGCCGAGACGATGATGCCGATCGCGCACGCCGGCGCACACGCCTTGATGAGGTAGTGCGTCCAGTTCTGATCGTTCGGGATTTCGATCACTGACGCGATTGCTGCGGACATCCACAGACCGACCCCACCGGCAGAAACCAGCACCCATCTGCGTTCAAGCTGGGGGATGATCCACCACCCGCAGGCTCGCGCAGCTTCAAAGGCGCAGCAGATCAGGCCAAAGTTGCCGAGCACGGATATCCAGCGGGAGGTGTCCCAGAGCTGCAAGGCCCATGCGAAAGCTGCGAGGGGAAGGTGCGCGAGGTATCCGGCCCAATATCCGTGATCGCGATTCAGTCCGACGTGGCACCATCGCCAGAATAGAGAGCCCGCGGCGAGTGCAAAGGCTGTGTAAAGCAGCTCGGGCATGGAATCCAACAGCATAGCATTTGGGGGATACCCCGCTAGCGCTGGGTGTTTCAATGTGCGACGCTTGGGGCATGAACGCACCTTGGTCCCTCATTCTCAGATGCCTTGCGCTGGTTTGCTTCATCGTGGCTGCTGCCTAGCGTGCCGATCCCAATCCGTACCGATGGAGCCTGACAAACGCGGGCCTTGCAGCGTGGGTGCTGTCCACGATGGTCACAGCCTGATCGTGCGATAATCGCGCGAATGGATGCCACGACGACCGCGCTCTTGATTACGACGGTAGCCGCGCTACTCGGCAACATCGTCAAGAGTCACTTCGATGAACGGCGGCGGCGTCTCGATCGCGAGCAGGACCGCGCAGACCGGGAACTTGCCGCGAAGCTCACGGCTGACCATCGCAATTTGATGGCAGGAAAACTCGACCGGCAGACGGAAAAGCTGGACGAAAATACCGCCGTCTCTGTGATCGCAGCAGCCAAAGCCGACGACGCCTACAAAGAAGCGAACGAAGTAAATCAGAAGATCGCCGAAATCGGCGGGCGCATCGCAGACAACACCAAATCCAAACGATAGTACTAGGACACTAAGGCGATTTACCGATTGCACTGTGCGGATATCCAGCGCATTATTGGTTCATGCAACCGATCACATACGCCGAAGCAAAAACGATGCCGGTAGCCGGATCATTCTCTTTCAGTGATGGTATTTCGCGGGCCACTGTTCTGGTGCGCTACGCTACTCGCGAACGCAATATCTTCGCGGCAAACTGCGTCGAGTTCGTTAACGAGGGACACTTCCGGGTGGACGTGTTCACGATATGATCCTCTTCATTCTGGTAGCGGCAATCGCGCTGTGGTTCGGCATCCGCGCAATCCCAAAGTCTACCGATCACCGACGCGCTGACTGGTTCGAGCGCAGAATGGAGGACCTTGACGATGACCGCACGTGAGCAGTTACGCATCGCGCGCACTCAGTTCATTCAAGCCGATGAGCAGGTTTACAAGTGCGGCTTCGCCAAGGCCGGGAGCCTCTGGCGCATCGCATGTTATAACGCGTGGATTGAAGCGGTGATCCGCTTTCGGAGGGAGCAACGATGAATCGCGGACAAGTAGCGGCGAAGGTCGCAGCGAACAAGGCGAAGCACCCGGAGGATTATTGCCCAACGCCAAATTGCCTCTGGAACACGAAGCGTATCGGCGGCGGACCATGCCCGCGTCACGGAGGAGCCAAGCTATCGACCATGCAGCAGATCACATTCAGGCAGGCCGGGGAAATGACTCAGCGTTTGCAGATCGTCACGCCGATGCAAATAACCGGCATCAACGATGTCCTGTTCGACAAGCCGGTTACGATGAACGAAGGAGACACGCTGGAACTGGTTCACATTCCAGTGGAGAAAAAATGAATAGCGCACTTGTGAACGAACGCAACGCCGTACTCGCTCGTCTGATTCGCGAAGCCGCAGCACGTATCCGGCTGGCTAGGATCTTCTCTAAGATACCGAGTGGATCGTGGCGCTAGGTTGACGCCGCAAAAGATCCGGGATATCCTGAAACGCAAAGTCAGTACTGGAAAGGATCACCAATGTCTTATAAGCCGTATCCGTCGCTCTACAGCGCACAACGCAGTAACCTTTACAACGCCTGGGCGCAATACCTTCACCCGCGCGTTGCCGAAATCATGCTCATTCAGAGCACAGCCGACGCGAACAATCGCGTTTTGAAATTGGTCGAGCAGTGCGCACTGGACGGAATCCCGGTCGATGAAGTGCTGGTGCTCGGTCGGCATGAGGGCGTCGATGCTGTGATGGCGCAGCGCGTGCGGCAGGGCGTCAAGTACGTCGTCGGCTACAAACTCCCGGACGTCGAGAAAAACCGCATCACGCCGCAGTCTACGAATCCGGATGACTTCCCGGTATTCGACCTGGACGCGTATATAGCGGGCGGCGGCGCTCCACCGCGTCAGTTGTGGGTGGAAGATCCGACGCAGAGCGGGCCGCGGTTCAGCCTCGGTATCGACGCCACGGCCTATCCGCTGATGATCACAGCCGGCATGACGCCGACCGGCAACCCACGGCAGAACTGGAACCAGCAGACGGAGTACGAATCGGATACGTCGGGCTTCAACGGTGCGCTCGTGCGCGTCGACGCCTACGGCTTCCGGATTCCGGTCGGCAAAACTGCACCGGGTGAAGCTCGGTTCCAACTGATGCAGCACGGGCAATTCGAGCGAGCCGACAAGGTTGATTAGATGACGATTCGCTTCCACGTTTCCGAGAAGCATGGCGGTCTGTGGGCCACTGGCTCATGGGGCACGCAGGCCATCGGGACATGGGCGCCGGATCGGGCTACGATCCAGCGCGACGTTGAGAGGGCCGTTGCAGAGATGCAGCGGCTTTTCATTTTCCCCAAAGGGCTGCGTGTGATATTCTGATCCCGTGAACTTCTTTGGATATCTCTATACGATCTTTAGAAATTCAATCGAAACGATAAGGCGATTGAAAACGCTTCAGGATACCTGCGATGAGATCCTGGGTCTGCTGAAGCCGGGCGAAGCGAGCGCAGTAATCTTTTACGTGGATGGAGAAAGGAAAACAAAAGTGGATATCTCGATTACGCAGCAATTCAGCGTTTCAGTGGCCTTTGTCGACAAGAAGGGGAACCCGGCTCCCGTAGACGGGACGCCTCAATGGTCGACAGACAACACCGATGTTCTGAAGGTGACGGCGGCTCCGGATGGCATGTCGGCAACTGTCGCAGCCGTAGGTGCGATCGGCTCGGCATCCATCACTCTTTCTGCTGATGCGGATTTGGGTGCTGGGGTTGTGCCGTTGGTCGGAACCTTGGCGGTAAATGTAACAGCCGGTCAAGCGGCCAGCGTTGTTCTGACGCCCGGGCCGGTAACTGAACAACCGGACGTGCCGATCGATCCGAACGTACCGTAATCAATCTGTGGGGCAGTCCCCGTGCAGCAATCGACCTCGGATGTTCCGCAACATCCGGGGTCGTTTTGCGTTCAGGCTGACTTACTCAGTAGTGGCGTGATGTCGAATCGCTTGCGAGCACGCCAGCGGCGCATGTAATAGCGCCTGCGGCATTTGAAGCATCGCTTACACCAGCAGGTTGTGATCTCTGGACGCGGCTTCCACCGGTAGCGGCGAAGTCTTCGCGGGCGGCGCATTTTCGCAGCGATGGCGCGAGCCTGCAAAGTTATAGAAAAGCGCCTCACCAGCCAATTCTGAACGCATCCACCGGGTACTTGGCAAGTTGGATCTGCGTCACAACCGCATTGCCGATGACGCCGGCGAAGTCGATCTTCACGAATCCCCAGTACGATATCGCCGTCGTCTGAATCACGTGCTCGACCTTCAGCCCCACTTCTTTGAAAAGATCGATTGCGTCCGAGGTTTGGCCGTTGATGGTCACAGTGAAGAGTCGCCGGCCAGCCGCTGTCGCGTTCGGTTCGACAAAGGACAACTTAACCAGGTACACGCCGGGTGGCGCCGGGACGCGGTATGAGAAGCGCACGCCGTAACGCAGGGCGTTGAGTGGCGGGCTCCCAATGGTCGCGTCTGTGTACGCGGTACCGCCAACGAACGCGGTATCCGTGGGTGATCCGCAGTCGATGCTGATAACCTGGCAACGTGCGATCGCGCAGCAGAGCCACAGAGCACCAATCCAAAGTACTAGCCTGATTCCTGGATATCTCATGGCGCAATTCTACACGATTCGTGATACGCTATTCGGGTCAATTGCTCCTTGTGGGGCGAGCGGGTTCAGAATACTTTCGACTCGCCCCCTTTTTTTATGCCCTGGAAATTTGAACGCGCCGCTGGTAAGATCATCGCACCGCAGGGCCACGTGACCGGCATGGCTTACGCGGGACACGGCGCAGCTCGCAACAATCCCGCGAAGGAAGGCGAGCACGGCGCGATGACCAACGGCAAGATCACAGCCGGGGGACCGCTGCCTGCGGGGACCTACACCTTAACGGAATTGGTTCTGATGCATCTCAAGACCGGGCCGTATTCGATTCGCCTGAAGCCGGACGATGCAACGCGGGCGCACATCCTCTCGCTGAAGCGCGATCCCAATTCGTTCCTCGTACATGGAAACAACGCTGCGAACGACGCGAGCGAGGGATGCGTTATCACAAACCGGGCCACACGTGAAATCATGTGGCAGTCGCAGGATCACCAACTCATCGTGGTTTAGTACTCCCGGCTCTTGCAAACGTAGATATCCATGATAGGATATCCAGCATGGCAATGACCCCGGCGCAAGCCAAAACAGCGGTTCAAGATGCGTTGATGGACCTGTACAAGCAGGGCATGCAGGTGAGCACGATACGTGTGAACTGGACGACTGCGCAGCCTGCAACAACGCCTCCTCTGAAGTGTACTGTGGAGTTTGACGCGAAGCTATGACGGAGCCGTGCATAAATCGCATCTTGAGGCGTGCCGTGCAGGTGCTGATGGTGATCGCCATAGCGGTGAAGTTGGCCGTTTTATTCGGCATCAAGGGCAAGCTATGAAAATTGATGATGCAATCGAAGAGTTGCAGCGCATCCGCGCCATGCGGGGCAACCTCCCTCTTGTGCTGGAGACGACAGACATGCACAACCAACTGGATTATCAACCCGTCTCAATCCGCGATACCAAGATCAGATATCCGGACAGCAACAATCCTGTATTTGTGGTGCTGGTGTCATGAAACCGACCGAGGCGCAGATTCAGCAGACCTGCACGCAGATGCTGGAGTTGGATGGTTGGCGGGCGCTGCGCACCGATCCGGTATCGCGTCGTGAGTGGGGTAAGGGATTCGGGGAAAAGGGAATGGCAGATCACCTGTACATCCGTTATCGCCAAGGCGAGCGGCACGACCCGGTGAGCATCTTAACTTCGCGCGTGATACTGCTTGATCAGGTGATGTGGATCGAATGGAAACGCGTGCGGTTCAAGAAAGCGACCTCTGTAAAATCGCACCAGCAAATCTGGCACCAGGCCGAGCGCGCACGCGGCGCGCTGACACTCATCGCGGGCGTCGACTTCCCGGCAACCATCGAAGGCTTTGTCGAGTGGTACAAATCCAGCGGGCTGATGCGAAAGCAGATCAACATCCGATGAAGTGCACAGCCTGCAACGCACACGCCGATCCGGGGCACCACTTATGCAGAAGCTGTCGAATCTTCGCGGCGAACCTAGCCGCATCACTGGAAGGGGAAAATGAAACGATCCGAAGTACTCAAGAAAATGCGCGAAGGCAAGATGAAGCCGGCGCTGAGTGTGAAGCTGCTGGCCGGCGCGATTAAGAAAGCGCGCAAGCACATCGTCAAACCGACCCGGATGCACGTTCCGGAGACGAAGGCCGAGACGATCAAGGTGCTGATCTCTCTGCCGGTAACCCTGAATCGCCAGCTTGACCGGAATGCCTCAAAGCATGGGATATCCAAATCCGCGCTGGTGAGGAATTTGATTGTGAAGAACAGCGCGAGAGTGGGCAAGTAATGGCGAAGGTGAAGGGCTTGCGGCTGTCTCCTCGGCTGGAGGCTGAGCTAGCATTTGTCGTTCAGGAATTGGGCGAGTTGCAATCGATCTGCGCGCGTTGCGAGACCAAACTGGACAGCTATGCCGACAAGTGCACGGCGGATCTGAGCGACTGTTGCCCTGGATATCTCGCGATTGAGAACGCAAAAGCCAAGTTCAACGAAGCCAATCCCCCAGCAAAACGCCTTAGCTAGTACCTGGGTATGTTTCTAAGGTCAAAGTACTATTGAACCCACGGATATCCAGGAGCATACTTGCTACATGGAAACGACAGCAGAACGAACGGATATCTGGAGCGTAACCCCCGAGGAAGACACTGCGGCGCGTCTGTGGTGGGAGCGCACGACCGAAGCCGACAAGAAAGCGACCGGCGCGCGCTACATCTCTTCGCGGCGCGATCTTCGGTGGGGCGCGATGTCCTGCACCGAAAACCGCCACATCGCTCTGGAGTTGATCAACGCGGGAGTCTTCTCAGACGGGCAAGACATCATGCCGCGCTTGCTTCCGGATGGATCGCTGACGACCGAAGAGCGCGAAAACTTCCGCGAGTTCGCGGCAACGCTTCCGACCATCGATGAATGCGCGTTCAGTGCGGACCACATAGCGCTCTATCACGGCGGCGAAGTCGAAGGCGAAGTTACCTGCATGTTCGTGCGCGGCGGCTGGGGCTACGGCGGAACCGGATCGAGCACGGCAGCGGCCTACGGTCGGATGATTCAGCAGATTGTGGAGCGTGAAGCGTGAGCGATTATTTCGGCGACAGCTTGACCGACTACGATTGGCTGCTGGAGCCGTTGGATGAACCGCGGATGTTGTGTTCCGCGTGCGCGGCTGCAATGCCAGCGCTTCGCGAAAGTGGTTTGATGCGGGTAGCGCGTTGCGAGTCATGCGACAAGCTGACCGACGTAATACCGCATCGCTGAGTATCGGCCCATTTGTAGGGGAGCGGCCGAGAGTGACCGGGCTTGTGGGAGCCTAACCCCGCAGGCCCGGGGTGTCCGAATCAAATAACGAAACGAGGATAACATGGCAGCAACCAAGAAAGTTGATCGCGATGCGCAAGCTCGCGCGTTTATCTCTGACCTGCATTGTCGTGGCTGGCGTTCGCTGCAATCCTGGGAAGACGGTGGGCACAGGTTCGAGATGTTGCAGCGGCGCGAAAATCCCGGTTGCCCGCGAATCATCGTGCAAATCTATCCCGGTGGAAATGGATTTGAAGTGTGGCGCCAGGTCACTGACAGCAACTCGATCGCCGATGTCACAACAGCGACCGAAGCATACGGAGCGGCATGATGTCCGATGCATCGCAAGCAATCTTAACTGTGCAGGCCCGCGAAGTCGCGGCGCAAGACTTCCAGCCGATCCTGAACGTACAGCAGGCGATCGAGCGCAAGGAACAACTCAACGCCTTCATCGCCAAGGTGATGGTCGACGGGCTGGACTATGGCAGCTTACCGGGCTATGGGAAGCCGGAACTGCTGAAGCCGGGCGCCGAAAAGCTCTGCTCGCTGTTCGGACTCGCGCCGCGATACGTGGCTGAGAAGATCATCGAAGACTGGGGAACCGACCAGACCGAAGCGCTGTTCTTCTATCGGTACACCTGCCAACTGTGGCGCGGAGATCGGCTGATGGGCGAAGCGTCGGGGAGCTGCAACAGCCGGGAGTCGAAGTATCGCTACCGCTGGATATCCGCGGAAGACGCGCAACGCCGGCCAGACTTCGACCGGCTTCCGTCCAGGGGAGGTCGGCAGTTCGAACCGCAGTTCGCTATCAACAAAGCTGACACGACCGGCAAGTACGGGAAGCCCGCGGAGTACTGGAAACGCTTTCGAGACGAATCGAA